AGGTTATGTCAACAGAACAGAGAATTGAATTTATAAATAAAAAATTAGAGAAATCTATAGGTGGAACAAATAAAGCACTTAGAGCAACAGATGAGGGTAAAATTGTTGCAATGAAAGGTGCTTGGGGTGATATGCAGGCTGAGTTAGGTAAGAAATTAATGCCAAAACTTGGTAATCTAGCTGAGTGGTTTCATAGTAAAATACCTACAATTCAAGATTTTATTTTAAGTTTAGCAGATAAAGTTGAAGAAATGGTGATTAAAGCTGAGCCTTATATCACAGAAGTTAAAGAGTTGTTAGGTAAGATGTTTGAAAAGATAAAACCTGCTTTAGATGAGGTTTGGGATATATTAGAAAAAGCTGGAAGTTTTGCTATATGGATTGCTAAGGATATAAAAGACAATTGGGATTGGATTGGACCAATTGTAACTGGTGTTGCTGTTGCTTTTGGAGTGTATAAAACTGCAATAATGTTGGCTAGTGCTAAAACTTTACTTTTCAATGGAGTTATGGTTGTAACTAATTTCCTTTTAACTGCTAATCCTATTGGACTTGTGGTAGTTGCTATTGGTGCATTGATAGGTGTTGTTATTGCATTATATAAAAATTGGGACAAAATAAAGGTAAAACTTAAAGAATTATGGAACGTTTTTAAAGAAGTAATAATTGCTTGTTGGGAAGTAGTAAAAGGTTGTTTATTACCTATATGGGAGGCTGTAGTTAATGTATTTATTTTTGTAAAAGATGTAATAGTTGGACTTTGTAAAGTCATTGGTGGTATTTTTACTGCTGTATGGGATGGAGTTATAAGTGCATTAGATAAATTAAAAGCTGGTTTTAATAAGGTAACAGATTTTATAACTGGAGTATTCCAATCAGCTTGGGATAGCTTAATGAACGCACTAGATATGGTATTACACCCAATTGAAACAGCCAAGAAAGCGTTTGAGGGGTTAATAGACAAGTTAAAATTTTGGAATAACACAAAAGCTGAAGATAAAACTATTAATATCAATGAAGTCAAGAAAACAGATAATATCGGTGGAAGTAATAAAACTGGAATAACTACAACTACAGTTAAAAATCCACGTCACGCACTAGGGACTGCTTATTTTAAAGGTGGAGTAACTGGTATCAATGAGGGTGGAAGAAATGAAACAGCAATTTTACCTGCTGGAACACAAATACTATCACACGAGCAAGGTAAAGCTATTAATAATAAAACAACAAAGGGTATTACTATAAATATCAATGTGAATGGTAACATTATTGGTGAAAGAGAACATATGGATAAATATGGAGACTATATAACTAATAAGATACTATCTAGTTTAGGTAATATGTAGGAGGTAAAAGATGAAAATAATATTTATAGGTGAGAATGAGGGTCAAACAGAAGTTATAAATATCCCTGTAGTACAAAACATAGAACCTATAACGTGTGATACAATGGACGAAGACTTTGTAACGATTGATGGTAATACATTAAATCTTATTGGAGGTAAGGGGTTAAGGAGATTTTCCTTTTCCTCTTTTTTTCCTAGCAAATTGTATAGTTTTGTTAGTTTTCTAAATTTTAGAGAGCCTAAGTTTTATGTAAAATTCTTTGAAAAATATAGAGATTTAAAATTACCCGTTAGAGTAATAATCTTAGATAAATACAGAGTAGTACTAAATATGTTGTGTAGATACAATTTTACATATACATTTAGAGATAAAGCAGGCGATATACCTTACACTTTAGAAATAACTGAGTATGTATTACCACCTAATAAAACAACTACACCTGCTGAAAGTAATAAACCTAAAGGAAGTAATGAAAAAGATAAAACTAAGATTGATAAGAAAACTAAGATAAAGAATAAAGTTAAAAGTAATGCTGAGAAAAAGCCTAAAAAGTAGGTGATATAAATGTATAAAATTGTTGTAAAAGATAAAGATGTAAGTGAGATTATTGGTAATTTAACGTGGAGAGATACGGTTGATACGTTAGGAGTTGAGGTTGATTTTGAATTACCTGTCAATCGTTATGATAAGAAGTTTGAGTTTTTATATGATATTACCTTAGGAGACCCTATTCAAATTCTAAATGACAAGGGAGAAACATTAGTACAAGCAATCATTGTAAGTGAGACACCAAATGGTAAAATCACTAGCTTTACTGCTTATGACATGGCTTGGTACTTGAATAAATCCACTGTAATTAAACAATTTAAAAAGATGATTGGTAATGACTGCATTAAATCATTATGTAAAGAAATTGGTATTAAAGTAGAAGTAAGTGGGTTAGACACAAAGATAGATAAAATCTATAAAGATAAAAGTATCTCAGATGTGATAAAAGACATAATAGAACAATGTTCTCAATTTAATTCTAAGAAGTTTTTTATTGAATATGATAAAGACACTTTGAGAATAATGCCTTATAAAAAAATAAAGGTTGTAGGTCAATATGAAATGCAAAAAGATAAATTTATCAATATCGATGAAAACATCGGAGGAGTATCATTAAGTAAATCTATAGTTGATATGAAAAATAGTGTTCTTGTTGTAACTGAAAATAAAGGTGCTGTTCGGACAATAGGGCAAGAACAAGACACTAAGAGTATTGAAAAATATGGTAAATTACAGGAAGTAGTAACCTTAGACGAAAAAGAATTTTCTAAAGCTAATTTAGTCGCAAAGAATGAATTAAAAAAGTTAAATAAAATCACTGAGGATTTTAGTATTGATGTACTTGGTGATGATAATGTTAAGAGTGGTAGAGTGATTGATATTGATTTACCACTTTTTAATTTGAAAGGTGAATATTTAATAAAAGAGAGCAATCATACTATATCTAATAACATTCATAAAATAAATCTTAAATTGGAGGTGTATAGTGATGAGTGATAATAAAAAGGCTTGGGATATTGCACTGGCTGAGAAATTTAAAGAGAGAGATAATCCTAATCCGATTGGTGCTGTTTTAGGTAAGATTTTATCGCCATTGCCTAACATTTCAATTGAGTTATTGAGTGGATATGGAGTGATAGACGCTGATAAAATCTATCTATCAAATGCCATAACAAATAGATTAGAGATTGAATGCACTATGAAAAACTTTGAAAGTCAAGGTAACAAGTCAAGTAATTGTACAATTAATAGTTTGGATACGACAGGTGGAGGTAAAGATAGTGCAGGACATACTAATTTAAGTTTATCAGGACATTCAGGAAGTTATAAAGGAAGTACAAGTAAAACAGACAATAAAGATAAGGGTAAATTTATATTGCAAACAGTTTTTAATTTAAAAGAGGGTATGTATGTATTAGTTATACCAAACGTTGAAGAAGACAAATTTTTTGTAGTTGATGTGTTTAACTACGCTTCAGAGGTGAGTTTAGAATGGCAATATTACCAAAAGTAGAGTTTAAAGATTATTCAAAAGATGTAGTTAATGAAAGTAAAAACACGAATGGTAAGACGTTTTTAATAGATTTTCAAAAGAAAAAAATGTTGAGAAGGAATGGTAAATTGATAAAAACTGATGACGAACGTGCGGTAAGAATGTGGATAGAAAAGGTTTTACTGACTGAAAAAAACAAATGGGATATTTATATTGATTATGGAATGACATATAAAGCTGATTTGTTGGGTCAACGTTTTCCGACAGCTGTTTTATATAGTGAATTTGAAAGACAATTAATTGAGACGATGTTAAAAAATAAACAAATTGTAGATATCAATATCCTTGAGATTAAACTTGAAAAACATACGTTAAAAACTAAATTTGAAGTAACATTGAAAGATTTTAAAAGGTTTGAATGGGAGGGTTATTTATGATAATTAAAAAGACTTGGAATGAAATATTAAAAAATATGCTCTCTAATGTTAATGATGATTATGATAAGACTGAGGGTGGTATATTTTGGGATAACCTTGCACCTGTATCAATAGAAATGGAAGAAATAAGAGATGTACTAGATTACATATTTTTAAACTCTTTTGCTGAAACGGCTGAGGAGGAGTATTTAGACTATATTTGTAAAGAGGTTGGAGTATTTAGAAAACAAGCGACTAAATCAAAAGGAAGTGTAATCATAAAAGGTATACCTAATACAATAATTCCTGTTGGTACAAAAGTCGCAAGTGATACATACATCTACTTGACAACAGAAGAAAAAATAATTGGTGCTAATGGAGAAGTTGAGGTAAAGATTGAAAGTGAAAACACTGGCAAAATCTATAATTTACCTAAGAATACAATAGTCAATTTTCCTGTAACAATACCTAATCTTAATGCTGTAACCAACCCATCTGAGACAATTGACGGTTATGATGGAGAGACTGATAATGAATTGAGAGAGAGATATTATTTTAAAGTTAGAGAGCCTGTAACATCAGGAAACATCTATCACTATAAAAAGTGGGCTATGGAAGTTGAGGGTGTTGGTGGAGTAAAAGTATTTCCACTATGGGCTGGTAATGGTACTGTAAAAGTCGTTGTAGTTAATTCAGCTATTGAGGAAGCTGATGAGGCTTTATTAAAAAGAGTTAGAGATTATCTAGAAGAAGTAAGACCAATAGGAGCAACTGTAACCGTTAAATCAGCTGTTTCTAAAGAAATAAATGTTAGTGGAACTATAAAAATATCAAAAAACATTGATTTTGAAAAAGTAAAAGCTGAATTTGAAGAGAATGTCAACGAGTATTTTAAAAGAGTTGGGTTTAAACAAAATTACGTTAGTTATGCTCAAGTTGGAAATATGTTACTCAAAATAGATGGTGTGAATGACTATAATGATTTTAAAATGAATAACAATACAGTAAATATCACTTTAGAGGAGGAAGAAATACCAAAATTAAAGTTGATTACCTTGACTAAAGAGGTGATGTAGTTGAAAAGATTAATGCAACATATGCCTAAGTATTATAGAGATATTGTAGAAATAGAGGAACTACAAAATGCCATAGATTTACAATTAGATGAGTTAGATGATATATCTAATGAAATTTTTAAACAATTTTTTATTTATACGGCAACTTGGAGTTTACCTATTTGGGAGCGTATTTTTGGATTGAGTATTGGAGATACCACAAGCAATATAAAAGAACGTAGAGAGAATGTTATTTCTAAATTGAGAAGCTACGGAACGACTACAAAAGAGATGATAGCAAGAGTGGCTAAAGCATTTACTAATGGAGAAATTGAAGTAATTGAAAATAATCCTGACTACTCATTTATCATCAAATTTACGAGTATAGTAGGAATACCTCAAAATTTAGATAATTTTAAAAAGGTAATTGATACTATTAAACCTGCACACTTAAATTATAGTATCGAATTCAGATATAACACTCACGGCGATATCTTTAAACATAAATTAACTCACGGATATTTAAAAAGATACACTCACAAACAAATATTTGATACTAGAATATTTAACGATTAATAACGATTAAGGAGGTTGGAGATGGCTAGAAATACAGAGTATTTAAGTTTATATCTACCTGAAGAAAATGAATTTTACAATGTAGAAACAGACCAAAATGAGAATTTTGAAAAGATTGATAGAAAAATAAAAGAGTTGGATACGTTTGAAAAAAAGACTGGATATAACTTAGATAAAACCGATAATTACACTCTAGATGATACAAATTTATTAGGTACAGCTAAAGCATTAAAAGCGTTATACGATGAGTTAAATGCGAAAATTAATAGTTTAGATTTATGTCCTTACAAAATTGGAGATGTCTATGTTACGACTAAAACAGATAATCCAGCTAATATATGGAGTGGTACTGGTTGGCAAAAGATTGAGGGTAGATTTTTAAAAGCAACTAATAGCGGAGAAAATCCTAAGACTATGGGTGGAAGTAATGCAAAAACATTAAGTGTAGCAAATTTACCATCACACAATCACACTATATGGATTGGCGAAAATGGTTACCATACACACGTTCAAGACGCTCACGCCCATACTCAACCAGCCCATACACACCCATTGAGGGGAGATAGAGAGAGATTTCCTTATGGTGGTAGTGGTAAAGATGTACAAAACGTTGAGGGGAATCACAATGCTGTCGCTGGTACATCATACCCAGCTGGAGGAGAAAATACAGGAGTAGCACAACCTGGAATTTATGGAAATGGTAACCATACCCAC